AGCTGATCTGAGCGTGCGCCGATATGACGAGACAACCCAGCAGACCGTCGCCGTGCCGGATCATCCGCTGCGTGCATTACTGAACCGGCCCAACCCACACTTCTCCGGGCGCTTGCTGCGGATGGCACTGTGTACGGATTTTATCGTCACGGGCAATGCGTTTCTGATAAAAGTTAGAGCTGCCAACGGGGGCGTAGTGCAGCTATGGTGGGCGCCGAGTAGCACGTTAAGCCCGGCCACCACGTCACGAGAACATCAGCGGGGCTACGGGTCCGAGGAAGGGTCTGCCTTCATCAGCCACTACGATTACAGCGTTGGATCGGGCGCATCAACCCAGCTACCAGTCGAGGACGTGATCCATTTCCGATTCGGGATATCGCCCGACAACACGAAGCTGGGCCGCAGCCCACTAGCCTCGGTGTTCCGGGAACTTTTTACCGACGATGAAGCGGCCAACTACACGGCGGCGCTGCTCAGGAACTCGGCTATTCCGGGCGTGGTGCTGGCCCCTGGCGAGGGCGTAGGCGCGGTCAACGAGGAAGATTTAGAGCAGATACGCAGCAAGTGGTCGGACCAGTTTGGTTCCGATAACCGGGGCCGGCTAATGATCATGCGCGGGGCTACCAAGGTCACCACGGTCAGCTTCTCGCCTTCCGAGATGAACCTGCGGGAACTACGCCGCATCCCAGAAGAACGAGTCAGCGGGGCGCTGGGCGTTCCGGCGATTGTGGCCGGCCTGGGCGCAGGGCTGGACCGCAGCACGTTTGCGAACATGGCCGAAGCCAGGGAAATGGCGTGGGAAAGCGGGCTGATTCCGATCCAGTCACTGATTGCGGATGACCTATCGAGCCAACTGCTGCCAGATTTCGATGACGATAAAACAGCGGAAGTGTACTTCGACTACCAAAATGTGCGCGTGCTTCAAGCTGATGCCACCGACATGGCCCGCCGCTGGCGTGAACTGGTTGAGGGTTCGATTGCCAAGCGTTCCGAAGCACGGGCCGCCCTGAACCTGCCGGTCGAGCCGGGTGATGATGTCTACCTGATGCCCATGAACGTGATCGAGATCGGCGACGGCGCGATACCACCGGCACCAGGCGATGATGAAAAGTATGAGGTGATCGTTGAGCATGAGGACCACGGCAGCAACGGGCAACTTGATGACCCGGAAAAGGTCGCCGCAGCCCTGGGCGAGCCAGTACAAGGAGCTTAGCCGCAGGCAGCAGCTAAGGATCGTCGCCCAGACACGCCGCGCAGAGCAGCGGATTGGGCGCGGGATGCGAAATGAGTTCCGGCGGTTCTTCATCGGGCAGGCCAAGCGTGCCATCAAGATATGGCTGGATGCCGACGGCTACCTATCCAGCACGGCTGAAGGGGAATTTAAAGACCCGGCCAGCGCCATGATGGGGGTCAATGAGGATGTGCGAGCCGTGGCAGCATCCCGGCCCTATGTGCTGGAGATGACCGTGGCCGCACTGAACAACACGGCGGCGATCACTGGGGCGGCGACCATCGTGGCCACCGATCCGATGGTGCTGTTCCTGACCGATCAGAGCGCCCAGCGCGTGGTCAAGATCAATGCCGCCACCCGGCGCGGCATCCAGCGAACCATCACGTTGGGGCAGGCCGCCGGCTACTCGCCCTATGAGATCGCCTACGGATCAACGGCCACCCGAAAGGCCGGATACCGGCCACTGAAAGGCACGGTGGAGCGACTGTATAACGGGCGGCCTGAGTGCATCGCCCGCACCGAGTTGGCCTATAGCAACAACGGGGCCAGCCTTCACCAGATGGACCAGATGGGATTGGGGCAGGTGCAGGTGATTGACGGTCCTGGCTGCGCCCTGACCCACCACGTGCAAGGGCTTCGCCCCGGAGAGGCGTCAGCCGAGGATATTAACGGGCGGGTGATCACCGTCAAGGAAGCCAACAACTGGCAGGTGGCCCATCCGAATTGCCGCAGGGTCTTCCTGCCCATGCGCCAATCACCGCGCAAGCCCGCAACCCCGCCAATGGAAGCCGAAGCCTTTGTGACCCGCCCGCTGACTGCTGCCCAACGCGCTCGCATTGCCAGGGACATGGCCCGAACCCGAGTGACCGCACCGCCCAAGCCGCCAGCGCCGCCGCAAGTGATCGAGGAAGTGGTGCCAACGCCTGCACCGGCGACCGGCTTTGTGGAACAGGCCAGCGTGCATGAGGCTGAACAGTGGGCCAAGGATGTCGGGCTAGCCAACACCGTGGACTACACGGGCCTGGACGTGGCAGCCGCTAACCAATGGAATCGCGGGATGTTCGATATGATCAAGGGGCATAAGGCAGCGCCCCTTGAGAGCGTCAAAACTGGTGTAACGAAATACGTGGCCGACGCCGAGGGAACCAAAGCGGGCGGGCGCATTCGCATCAACAAAAAGTGGAACCAGAAAGAAACCTTGGCGCAGTCACGGCGAGACAACATCAAGGCCATTAAAGACACCCACCAGATGAACGCCCGTGAAATCCCTGTGCTGCGCGAGGCTATCGAGGAATTGGAAAAACAAAAGAAAGCGGGCGCGTGGGGTGATAAAGACAGCTACGCATACTTTGAAAAGAACGACGATTTGCGCCTATTCAAAGGGCGACTTAAAAAGGCAGAGTTGGATCAAAACGTGACAGAGTTTGTTGTTGATGGAATTGAGCCAGTCTATGATGTGGCCGTACATGAAGTGGGCCATATATTTCAGTGGCGCTACCCTGGCTGGAGTGATGCGGCAAAGAAACCCGCCATTGGCTACGATGACACCAGGTTGGTGAGGCTGTTGGGTGGCCCCAAGAATTACAAGGGCGGCGGTTACGCAAGGGCCAAGGTGTCGGCAGCAAACAAAGCCGATGTGTTGAAGTTGTCGCGATATGCGGCAACCAACACGCTTGAAGTGTTTGCCGAGTCAGTGGTGGCACATAACGCGGGACTTACAAGCCGCATGACGCCAGGAATGATCGAAGCGGTAAAGGATGTATTGAAGCAGGTGCCTAAATGGAAGACGGGCATGGGGCCAACCGAGAGATGGGAGGCTGGCAAATGAGCGAAAACATGCAGTGCCAAACGTGTCGCCATTATCAGATGCCAACCCAGACATGCGCCGCCTTTCCTGGCATACATGCTGACGCGTCAGGCAATTTGGTGGATGGGTTAGAGATTCCTGAAGAAATCTGGTCAGGGGACTTTGATCACCGCCTACCGTATGAAGGTGACAACGGCATACGGTTTGAACCGGAGCCGGACTTTGCAAACATCTGGGCCGAGATACCGATTGGGAATGACGCTGAATAACCCGTGACCGAGAAGGCGTTTCAGGCTGATGTGATTCGGGTTGCCAAGATGCTGGGGTGGTTGTGTTATCACACGTTTGATTCACGCCGGTCAGCCAGCGGCTTCCCTGACCTGGTGCTGGTGCGGGAGCGCATCCTGTACCGCGAACTCAAGGTCGGCAAGAACAAGCTAAGCCCGACCCAGGAACTCTGGCGCGATTCGATCATGGACGCTGGGGGCGATTGGGCCGAATGGCGTGAGACGGATATGGATGACATTGTGGCTGATCTAAGTCGCCGGCCAACGCAGGCCAATAGCTAACGTAGGGTTTACAAACGGTTAACCATGTAGGTATAGTTATCCATCAGTTGATAGCGATCAGGATTACAAGATGAACTTTGCCCAACAGTCCAAGAAGATACGCAAGGTGCTGAACCGCAAGCCATCCCGAACCCTTTGGGAAATCACGCGTAGTCCTAGTGCCGCAATGCTGGAGAAAACGACAGCACGGGCCATTCTGGATGCAAGGCTGGATGGCAAGCGCAAGTAAGACAGGCACGCCCTGAAGAAGCCGCCCCTTCGGGGGCGGTTTTTTTATGCCCAAACGTCGCCATCTGGGTTGACAGACTGGTAACCAACGCTATATGATCTTCTCAGTTAGTTGATAGGAGATCACACATGACCAAGCAGCAGATCGCACGGCAAGAAGTTGAGGCGGCGTTCGAGAACTTTGTGAAGTGGGAAACCTACGGCACGGCCTTCGATCACATGGACGCCAGGCACATCCGCTTGACCGACATCATTGAGATCGCTGGGCGCGTGGCTGGCATCACCGGAAGCGTGATTCAGATGCGCCGACGTGACTGGAACGGGTGGCCCGAGTCGTTCAGGGTAAGTAGTCGTCCCAGCCGCGCCCTTCGATTGCTTGGCCGCAGCCGAATCTAGCCCGCAACTGGGTGAGCAAGCCGCCCCTTCGGGGGCGGTCTTTTTAATGCCCTGCTTGGCGGTTGAGTTGGCGCACGCAAAGTAAATGCAAGCGTATGCTGGGCGTACACGATAAGACCTGCACAACCATGCACGCTAAGGGGTTTGTAATGGACGACGTTATATTGCTCACAGTTGAAGGAACGGCACGGCGGCTGGGGATGTCTCGGGGGGCGATTTATCCGCTCATCCTGTCGGGTGACATTCCTTCCATCAAGATTGGGAAGTCGCGACGTATCCCCATCGCCCAACTGGATGCCTGGGTTGCTCTACAGGTTTCCGAGCAGTCGAGCGATAGCCCAGCCTGATTTGTGTCCCTTAGTTTGGTTTACAGGTGGTCAACCATGTGGGTATACTTATTCATCAGTTGATAGAGATTAAGCACATGAACGACCAAGACCCAAGCAGCATGGCGGACAAAGCACCACTATCCCGAGCAATGTTCGACGAGCTTATTGAGTTTTTCAGCGAGCGTGGTGACGCTGAGGCTGTTGCACGATGCGAGGCAGGACGGGAGTTCTTCCACAACGCACAGTTCAGGCAGTCGCTAAACGATTATCTGTTGCGGTAACGCCGCGCCAGCCGAAACACCCGCCCCTTCGGGGGCGGTTTTTTATTGTGTTGATTTGTACTAACGATTATGCTGCTCACCAGATAGGCAGGCGCGTGGCGTTCCCGAAGGCGCTTCGCTTATGCAGAAAACGTGGTCAGCCCCGGTAGAGATTAAGGCTGACGGCGATAACGCTGGAGCATTTACCGCTCGCATCGCTACGTTGAACGTCATCGACAAAGATAACGATGTAACCATTAAAGGCGCATTCGAGGGGTCCGACCCCGTGCGCGTATCCCGCTTCAATCACGCCTCGGCCATTCGCGATGACCTGCCGGTGGGCGTGGCGACGATTGAGGAAGTGGGCGACCAGGTCATAGCCGAGGGGCAACTGAACCTCGACACCCCAGGCGGGCGTGATTTGCTCAACACGCTTCGGTTTGAAGCGAAAAACGGCGTGGCCTCAGAATGGTCATACGGTTTCACGGTTGAGGAATCAGAAGACGGCGAACAGGATGACCAGAAGGTTAGGTTTCTGCGCCGCCTCAAAGCCTTCGAGATCAG